GAGATACAAGTCCCATCATCATGGTCAGCAACGTCTATCACGATTACACTAAACAAAGGCAGTTTTGACTCTCTCAACAACCAATACCTATTTGTAGTAGACTCTAATGGCAATGTTTCCTCTGGTCACCAGCTTATAAATGTATCCAGCACTGGAGGCACTATGGGTGGCAATGCCAACACCACAACATTAGGCTCTGGCGGTGGGTCATTCACGCTGGGGAATTAATATGCTGACAGGAGGAGCACTACAGGGAGATTTAGTAACACTATTATGCAGCATGGCATTTGCCTGTGGGGTGATATTCACTATATTCGCCGTGCTACTTATACAGAGAATGCTGAAGGATGATGAGGAAGATAAAGGTAGTGTACATGATTAAATATCTATTTTATGTATTAAAGCATAAATGGTATGTGTTAATTGAATGCTGGAAAGACGGATTATTCTGGCACGGGATTACACATGATTTATCTAAATTTTTGCCCTCAGAATTTATCCCTTATGCAAGATGGTTTTATGGTGAGTATGGGAAGAAATTTAATGGTGGATTTATGTATGAGTGGCGAAAAGCAGAGATAATAAAGGAAAATTTTAACTTTGCTGTGTCTTTGCATTATCGTCGGAATAAGCATCATTGGAATCATTGGATGGAATATTCGCAAGGTTCAGACCCTATATATTGCCCTGAACTTAGCCGTTTTCCAAAACCAATGCCAATAAAATATATTAGACAAATGATTTGTGACTGGAAAGGAATGGCAAAGTCATTCGGTGATACTTGGCAAGATTATTATATAAAGAATAAAGACAGTTTCATCTTACATAAAGATACAAAATTTGTAATTGAGAGAATGCTGAGGGATGATGAATAATATGAGGAAAAAAATAAATATATAGAATATATGGGGAAATGATATGGCAGAAATAAAAATAAAGGCTACAAGTACGGAAGGAATTAACAGGAGTTTAATGCAGCACAGGGTAAAAACTAAGCACGTGTATGTTAGAACTGCTGGGGGGAGAGCCCCAGTAAATACCCATCCTTGTGAGGCCATTGCTATAAAAGCGTTGGCAGGAAATTCTGGGAATGTATATGTGGGAGATAGTGCTGTTACAAACACAAATGGTTATGAGTTAGATGCAAAAGATGGGATCACAATAGAAACTTATCTTCCAGCGAATTCGATTTATATTTATGCAGACACAAAAAATGACGGGGTAAGTGTTTTTATATTAAGGTAATGAGGTAAAAAATGGCCCAAGATAAGAGTTTTTCTGTTAAACATTCTGCTGCACAAAAAAGGGCGATGGAGAGCCTGTCCGCATATGTCCTCGTGAATGGTCCCTTCGGGTCAGGAAAAACACGATTACTAGGGGAAAAGGCATTTTTCCTGTCCGCCACGTTTCCAAGATTCCGATGTTGTCTAGCCAGAAAAGAATTGAATCATTTGCGGAGCACTACTTGGGAAGTTTTGCTCGATCAGGTAGTTCCTGAAGAAGCAATTGCTTATTATAATAAAACAGAGGTTATGCTGCAATTACACAATGGATCAAAAATATTTGGAAGAGGTTTAGATAAACCAAGAAAATTTGCATCAACTGAATATGCCTTTATAGGACTAGAACAGGGGGAAGAAACTAATGAGAAGGATTTTGTATTTATGGATAGAGCATTAAGACAACCAGGAGCTCCATTTACACAATTTATGATAGCAACTAATCCAGATGCTCCTTACCATTATTTATATAAATTTTTCTATGAAAAACAATTAAAAGACAAAAATGGAAAATTTTGTGGGGAAATAATTGAAGGAAAAGTTTTGTGGGATTTATTGGATGAGGATTATAAGACGAGATTGAATAATTTACGGGGAATCTATAGAGAGCGGTACCTTCGGGGTCGTTGGGTCGGGTTTGAGGGACTTGTTTATCCTAAATTTGATATACGAAAGCATGTAATTTCATCATTTAAAATTCCTCCAGAATGGGAAAAATCCTGGTCGATAGATTTTGGCTATACAGCACCCTTTTGTGCACAATTGTGGGCTAAAGATCCTTTAGAAGATAAATATTATTTAGTAAAGGAGATCTATCACACAAAACGAACTGTGGCAGAGCATTGGAAAACGATGAAGAAATATTGTAAACTTTTTGATTGTTTCCAAGCCGTAGCAGATCATGATGCCGAAGGAATTGCTACTCTTGAACGAGATTGTTTTTATGAGGATGATAAAGGGAGACGGCGATCAATTAAATGTGTCCCAGCCAACAAAAATAAATCTGACGGTATTCAGCTTGTGAATAATATGATTGCAAGTGATCAAATTTTTATTTTTGAAGATGCATTGATAGAAAAAGATATTTCATTGACTTTAGGTCAAGTTGAGAAACCATTTTGTACAGCACAGGAATTCGGGTTTTATAGATGGAAAGAAAATAAAGAGGAACCCATTGATTCAGAAGACCATGGTCAGGATGCGATGCGCTATGCGATGATGACGCCCTGGAAAATTCACAACAGATGTGGTATATGGTAGAAAGGATAAAAAGAAATGTTTCATAAAGGTTACATCCCTTGGAATAAAGGTAAAAAGGGATTATATAAACATACAGAAGAAACAAAACAAAAAATTAGTGAATCTAATAAAGGTAAAATATTTTCTGAAGAATCTAAAAGAAAAATGAGTGAAGCTAAGAAAGGAAAAGTTACTTGGAACAAAGGGCTTCCAAGTGAAAAGCAACCGATGTATGGAAAAAATTTTTCAGAAGAACACAGAAGAAAATTAAGTGAATCTCAAAAAGGAAATAAAAATAGTTTTTATAAAAAGACTCATACGGAGAAAACAAAGAAAAAAATAAGTAAGGCTCATATAGGGGAAAAGAATTTCTGGTATAAAAAACATCTACCAGAAGAAGTTAAAAGGAAAATGAGTCTATCTAAAAAAGGTAAAAAATTGACGAAAGAACATAAAAGAAAATTAAGTGAAGCTGGAAAAGGAGAAAATAATCCTAACTGGCGAGGAGGAAAAAGTTTTGAGCCTTATGGATTAGAGTTTAATAAGAGATTAAAAAAAGAAATAAAAGAATATTATGATTATAGATGTCAATTATGTCAGCAAAAGAATAAGAATCTATCTGTTCATCATATTGATTATAATAAACAAAATAATGATTTTTACAATTTAATTCCTTTATGTCAAAGTTGTCATAGTAAAACTAACTTTGACAGGAATTATTATCAATTTTTATTTAAAGAAAGATGGAAATATAAATGTCTTTAGTTTCTTATGCTTTAACAACACTTGCAAATATGAAAACTTATTTGGGGATTACAAGTTCTTCTTATGATAGTTTGCTGACAAATTTAATAAATTCTGTTAAATATGAAAACTTATTTGGGGATTACAAGTTCTTCTTATGATAGTTTGCTGACAAATTTAATAAATTCTGTTTCAGCAGAAATGGAACGCAGAACTCATAGAAAATTAAAGTCTAGAGCATATGACTATAGAGAAACATCTTCTAATTATGATTTAGACAACGCCGTCCTAGACGGAAATGGTGAAGATATTATTTTTACACCTCAATATCCTGTAACCGAATTAACTACTTTAATGGTTTATAATATAACTACAGTAGGAGGAGTTGAAAGTGGATATGTTTTATACCCAAATATAGGCAAAATATATTATGCTGATACTTTTGCGAAATACCCAAAGAGTATAGGTTTAGTTTATACTGCTGGATATAGAACTACTGACCCAGAGTATTTTGATTTAGAAAGTATAGTTTGTCAAATTGTGGGAATGTATTATAATTTGCGTACAAAGTTTGGAATGTATAGTGAAAAAATAGGAGATTATAGTTATATATCTTTGGGTGGACTAATGAGAAGTCCTATATGGGAAGATTTATTAATAAAAAGTAAAATTTCACGTTATAAAGATCATCGAGAGTTTGCATAATGAAAAAAAGTATAAGGCAAAAGATTGGGAATAGAATAATAAAATTATCTTGTAAAGTATTTGGTGTTGAAAAGTCCTGGGCTGAATTACAGCAAATTATAGACAGAGGTGTTTATGGTTCTTCTGGAGAGAAGAAATCAGCAACAAAACAATTTGAGGCAGTTAGAGGATGGTGTTATTGTGCTATTAATATAATAAATCGAGGATTAATAAATGTTGGTTTTAAATTATATGATAAAAATACAGGGAAGGAAATAGGAAAAAAATCTCCTGCATATAGAACTCTTATGCCCCTTCTTACACGTCCTAATAAGTTTATGACAATGAGAGATTTGAAAAGTTGGTATCAATTACAATTAGATAGTACTGGAAAAGCTTTTTTTAGAATTTTTAAAAATAGAAATGGAGAAATAAAATCAATATTCCCATTAAATGTAAAAGATTTTAAACAATATTTATTAGGAAAAACGACTGAAGATTATATTAAAGGTTTTCTCTTTGAAGATCCAATTGGAGCTATTCCTTATGATGAAGTAGTGTATTTTAATTATCCTGATCCAGAAAATCCAATTAAAGGTTTATCTCCAATTCAAGCACAAGCAAGAATAATAGATATTGATGAAAAAATAGAAAAATATGAGAGGGATTTTTTTGAAAATAATGCTCGTATTGATGTGGCTCTTACTACAGATGAAACAATGGAAAAAGAAGAAGCAGAGGGAATTTTAGCAGCATGGAAACAAAAATATCAAGGGGAAGGTAAAGCACATTCACCAGCAGTTTTATATGGAGGATTGAAAGTTACGCCAATTAGTTTTTCAAACAAAGATTTTGAATTTTTAGCATTGGCAAAATGGAGTAAAGATAAAATATTATCTACTTTTGGAGTGCCAGAAGCTAAATTAGGTTTGATAGGTGACATAAATAGATGTGTAGATGAGAAAACAGAAATTCTTACTAAAAGAGGATGGTTAAAATATACTGAATTAAATATGAATGATTATATTGGAACTATGAATTCTAAAACTGAAAAAATTGAATATTATAAACCTAACAATATTTTTATTTATGATTATAATGGTAAAATGCATTATTGGAAAAGTAGACGAGTTGATTTTATGTGTACTCCAAATCATAAATTATATATAGGAAGATGCAATTCTAAAAAAGATACTAATATTGGTGAATATGTATTAATGAATTCAGAAGAAGCAAAAACAAGGGCAATTTCTCATTGGAAAAATATTACAAATGGGTATGATGGAAAAATTGATGAAATAATAATAAAAGAAGTTCCTTATGGAGCTACGGGAAATAAAGGGCATGAGCCTGATAATGGAAAATATAAAATTAAAGCTGAAATTTTTGCTCCATTTTTGGGATATTATATTTCTGAGGGGTGTTGTTCTAGCACAAAAAATTCATATTGTATTAACATTACACAAACTACAGCAACTAAACGGATTGATGGAATTACAAGAAAAATATATGATTCGATGATAAATTTAAATATGGGAGAGGTAAAAAAATATATTAGAAAAGGGAATGTAAAAAGCAGATTTAAATTGTCAAATGGGAAAATAAACTGTGATATTAGAATAAGTAATAAATCTTTAAATATATGGTTAAAAGAAAACGGGGGGGTAGGTTCTCGTAATAAAAAAATTCCTGAATGTGTTTTTGATTGGACAAAAAAAGCTCAACAAAAATTTATGGATGCTTTTATTGAAGGAGATGGTTTTACCAATAAATATGGAACACATATATTGTGTACATCCTCTCTTCAATTATTAAATGATTTACAAAGATTAGCAGTTCAATTGGGATATATGTCGGGAGTTTGTGTAAATGAAGAAAAGAAGTGGTACTATCTTGTTTTATCTAAAAAAGATATAGATTATTATAAATCAAGAGATTTATATATAAGAAGAAAAAATTTCAATGAAGTTAATTATAATGGAAAAATTTGGTGTGTTGATGTTCCTAATCATCTTTTTATTACTAGACGAAATTATAAAATTGCTATACATGGAAATAGTAACACACAATCAGCAGAAGAAACATTTGGCAGAGAAGCTTTATTGCCTAGATTAATTTTGTTTGATGAAGAAATGAATGAAAAAGTAATAAAACCTTTATTTCCAGATGTAGAAATGAGACATGAAAATCCTTCACCTAGAGATAGAGATTTTGCACATCAAGTTAGAATAGATAATATTAAACAAGGATTATGGACAATAAATGATGCTCTTGTTGATATGGGAAGAGAAACAATAGGAACATTAGGAGATACTAGATTAATTGAAAATTATAAATTTCCTGTAGATGGGGATGGTAAAATACTTGAAAATTATATAGAATCCCGTTTAACTCTAGAAAAACCAGAAATAGAAGGACGACAAAGTTATAGAACTAATGACAGAGATTATCCAGAAGAAGAGGAAAATAGAGATAATTCTGGGACTGCACAAAGATTTATAGATAAATTGGAAGATGAGATTTTATATAATTTCCAAAGAAATTTCAATATTTTCAATGAAATTTTTGAAGAAAGAATTGCTATTTTAGCAGGTACTAAAGAAATGCCTTCTGAGTTAGAAGGAAAGGAAAATATAAAAAAGGCTTTATCTGAATATACAATAAAAAGGGCAAAAGAGAAATTAAATGAATATGTTTTTAATTTTTCTGTAGAAACAATGCTTTTAAACTTTGTAGGAAAATATGATGAAGAAACAGAAATTGAAGTACAGAAAATTATAAAATTAATAGAATATAATATTATAGAAGGATTTTCAGAAGAAAAGGGAAAATCTGAATTGATAGAAATAATAAAAACTGTTTTAAGAAAAAACAAAATTATAATTTAGATAGGAGGTGAACATAAATGGCACAGATGAT